GCACCTCTTCTTGTACGCTGTGCAATCAAGTTTGCAACTCTGTTGATTTGAACTGCAAGAGCTGCGTGTTCGTCACCAACAAATGTAGCAGTACCAGAAACGGCAGCCTGATCATAAGTTAGTGCAGCAGTACCTGCTAAAGAAGTAAGAGATGCAATAATCTCTTGGTCAATTTCAGCAGTAATCTCTTGTGCTAAAGCAGCCATAATTTCTGCTTCAACGTCAATACCCTGTTGAGCTTGTGCGTCTTGCGCTGCTTCGAAAGTCCAGCGAGCTGATAACTTACGAGTTTTTGCTTCAACAGTTTGTTTCAAGATTTGAATTGATAATCTGTTACCAGCGTTACCTTCAAGTGCTGCGGTTGAAGCAGCAGTAACGTCGTTACCAGAATAACCTTCTGCAATCTTGAATGGTGATAGTGCTTCATCACCTGCAGTAGTATCAGTACCAGATGCAGAAGTAAAGTCGTCTGCATAACGAACACGTAAAGTGTGGATTTGACCTACTGGGCCAGTCATTGGCTGTACGCCTACCAACTCGTTAGCAATTACGGTTGGCATTACACGTCTAATCACTGGAAGGATGACGCGATTTAAAGTTGCAACGTTACCGGCAGAAGTAGCACCAGCAGTAGCACTCTCTGACAAATACTTGCGTGTATTTTCAAGAGTAGTGTCCATTACCGAACGCTTGTTACCTTGAAGACCTTCTAAAAGGGCATCTTTGGTTTCTGACCAGCGACTTTCAAGTAGTTGTGACATTTTAATATTCTCCTTAAACTTTTAAGCCCGCAAGCCTGCGGATGTCAAAAATCTCAGCGGTTTTTTCTTGTCCGCTGGTTTGTGGTGCCTTAGTTTGTTTATCGCCTGTAATTTCTTTGCCTTCTGTCAACGCCTGCTTCGCTGGTCTACCACCGTCCATTACAGCCGGTAGGTACTTGTCGAATGCCGCGTGTAGTTTATCAGTCTTAACAGATTCAAGCAAGTCGCTCATTACTTCGCGCTTATCGCCTGTTAAAGGACCAAGTAACTCAGACATAACGTCTTTACGTTTTGCTGACTCCTTAACCACTTTAATTTCTGCCTCTTTCGATTCGACTAAATCTTTTGTATCTGCAACAATTTTTGCTGCCTCTTCGAGTTCCTGTTCTTTCTGCTTAACAACTTGTAGTAGTTTAGCAGTTTCACTCTTTTCGTTGAGGTAACTTGTCGCATATTCACTTGCAAAACTTTCAAAAATTCTGCGACCAAAGTCGTTTCTACGTGCATCTTCAATGTCTTCTTTCAACTGAGTCATCTCAGAACGTAAACCTTTGCTTACAGTTTCTGAAATAAGTGCAGTTGATTTCTCAACAAAATCTTTCTTAAACGCTTCGAATTTTGCCTTGCTTTCGCGAACTAATTTAACCTTAGTTTCTGCAAGATCTTTCTTATCAGCGTGGAATTCAGCAATCTCTTTTGAAAGAGCGTCTACAATGAAAGATTCTAATTTAGCAACATTGCCTGCTACACTTTTACGATCCTCGTGAAGTTCACTAAGTTCTTTCTTAAGATTGTTCATTACAAATGACTCAAGAGCCACTGCATCGTCTTGCATCTTAAGAGCATACTTAGTTTTCATATCGATAAGTCCTTGGCGATCTTCTGCAAACTCTGTTAGTTCCGCTTCAATGCGGTCTGCTAACATAGACTCTACAGCCTCGACCATCGCAGCCTTATCATGCTCATATTTTTGAGCGTACTCTTCACGAAGCTCAGTAGTAACTTCTTCTTTTGCTTCGTTAATTTTTGTTTCCCAAGCGGAGTTAATTTCCGACATGGTATCTTCGGAAATCACATTGTTTTCAAACAGTTGTTTTACTAAATCAAGCATTTGTGATTCTCCTTTTAGTTAAGCCCAGAAATAATTTTCTTGAGACTTTCTGCTATGTATCGTTGTGCCTGTGGGTCGCCTTTGACTTCTTGTGCTAATTTATAAGCCTGGTAGCCACCTTTATTATTCATAAGGTGTTCATAAACTGGTGTTGGGTAAGCGCCAGGAGCAGATGGTTGAGCAACAACGTCAACTGTAATGATTTCAAAACCATGTACGTTGCCGTCTCCGTCAACTTCACCACTGCCTCTTGAACTTACGCCTAATTTAACTCCGCTTTTTAGCATTGTTTCTACTAATTGGCCCATTGGAGTTGGTAAGAGTTTTAGTTTTCCGTAGCCGTTTGGACCGTCCATCCACATTTTAGTAATCATGTGACTGACGCGGTCCAAATTGATACGTAAATCTTCTGGGTGGTCAACTTCACCTAACACAGAGTATCCGCCAGAGATCTGTTCGTTGAGTGTCTTGACAGCCCTATCAATTTCAGTAGAAGAATAAACACGCTGGTTTGCGTTACGGATGTCGCCTTGAATGCAAATACCATTCAAGTACATTGACTTGCCGTTTTTGTCTTCCCCTTCCTCAAGAGTGATCTTAGCCTGGTCAAAACTCAGATGTTCTGTTAGAGTAGTATGCACCTTAGTTTCCTCTCTTATTATCTACGGCCACGGAAAATTGATTGCTTGTTGTCAGCATTCTCACCAGCGCCTTTCTTTTCTGCACCATGTCCTTTTTCATTAGACATTTTAGTAGCATTCTTAGCACCTGGAAC